CGTTCGCCGGCTTGTGCCGCCGTCAACGCCCGTCCAAAGGGATTGTTGCCAGCGCCGAGCGGGACCGGCAGGCCGGCCGCGTTCGAGCGAACCTCGTCGCCGACCGCGATATTCGCGCCGGCCGTCATGTCGGAAATGCCGACCATGGTCACCGCGACGGCTTCGCCAACGGCGGCGTCGGTTTGCGCCATCCCCTTGACCAGGCCACTGTCGCCGGCCGGCGCGTCGTCAAAGCCGACGAGCTGGCGCGCGGCAATCGCCGCCGTCGCGACGGCCGTGTATTGAAGCGTGATGATGTCTGCCCGAAACATGGCTTTCCTTTCGGCGTTAGCGGCGGTTCTGAACGACGTTGACTGCCGTCAGAAAATCGGTTCCCGGATGTTCGGCCTGGTAGGCCTGTGCTAGGCGGGTTGTTTCCAACCCGGCCGGGTCAACTGTGCGGCGATCGGGTGAGGTGAAATCGGCAATCCCGTCGCCTGGCTCATCGCCGACGTCGGTTGCGCCGAAATCCACGACCTTCGGCGCGGCACTCAGAATGTCCCGCAACAGGTCGCGGGCCGGCGTTGTTGTCTGCTTGCCGTCGTCGCCCGCGAACGAAACACTGGCGTCGGCATCAATGCCGCCAAGCAGGGTCACGACCTTGTCTCTGAGAACCGGCAAAAGCTTGCCGTCCTTGACCAGGCCTTCGGCAAAATCGGCATTGTCGCGCGCGTCCAGTTCAGCGGCGCGCGCCGCGATCCTGGCTTCGCGTTCTGCAAATTCAGCCTCGCGGGCATCGTCGGGTTTGGTCACGGTCGGCTCCTGTTGTGGTGTGGTCGGTTCGACGAAACCCGGCTCCGGGTCCGGTTCGCCGGCATCGTCAATCCATTTGATCTCCCAATCGGGAATCACCTGGTCGGCTTTTTCCAATCCGAATTGGTCAATCAAGAATTCGCGGACGCCACGAAGAACGGAGGCAACATCCTTGAAGGCGCGCGCGCCGAATTCGAACGTCGCCGTATCGGCATCGTCGGCTGCAAGCGTGACCGGTTGCAGACCGGAAACGGCCGGCGCGGCCCCGCCAAGAAAGCCAATGTGTTTGGGATAGAAAGAACCTGGCTTTGGATTGTTCGGCGCGTCCGGCTTGAACAGCGACAGGGACACTTTCTTGTAACGGCCGTCGTTCACCGCCTCGACAAAGCTTGGCGCAAGATCGCCAAGATCCGCGACCAGGCGTCCGGTCGTCTCGTCGACCCGGAACCCTTTTGCCCAACCATAAGCCGGGCTGTCTGTCGTCGGATGGCCAACAACGGCCGGAGCCGGCGCGCCGTCCGGATCGTATGCGCCGGCCAGCGCCGCCAGATCGTCGGCACTAAAGGTGATCGCCGCACCGTTCATCGGCGTGAACGTGCCAGGCCGAAAGACCTCAATCGTTTTTACACTGTTCTTCCCCGTCGGCACGAATCGTTATCCTCACGTCTAAATTTTGGACGCAATCTGCTGTGCTCGATGGAATTTACTAAATAAAGGGGTTAAGGGAGGGGCGGAAAGCTCGGCAAAATACGTTTTTTCGTTCTAAGCTTCTGTTTGTTTAGAAGATACAATCGACATTACCTGGAACCCAGGGGACCCAGTTGTCGCACAGCGGAAGAAATTTCCATTCAATCGAGATTGTTGTGTATATCAAAATACATATCGTATAACTTGACAGAATTACGCTTAGTATACGCGTCGTTTTTATTATTATTCTTTTTGTAAAATTGATTTGGTCGTTAAAATAATATATTTTTGCGTATAAAATTACAGACATCGAAATAATTCCATTAATAGCGCTGGCTACTTGCCATTTTGGAAATGCATTTGGTACAAAATAGTATTTAAGAATTAGATCTATTTTCTCATATTCATGTGTATCTGAAATATAAGTAGGAGAAATAAATTTTAATAATATTATGAAGAATATTGAAAATGTAAATAATGCCTGGATATAGAATATTGAGGATTTTCGAATATTTGATACATACGTCACTGCGCTTTGAGAAAATGCAGATAGAAGCATTATCTGAAATAGAAAGAAAGATAATAGAGCAGAAATAGTGACATTGATATCAGGTATATTTCTATTAGAATCTTGCATCAATTCAATTGTATTGTAATCTATATTTGCATAATCCAAAATAAATATCAATGCGTAAAATAAAATTAACAACGCGCCAACAAAAAGCGAAGAAACAAGACTGATCGCAATAATTACATTTTCCAATATAAATTTTGAAATTAGGTTTCTGAACTTTGACAAAGCTAAAACAGAAACAGAGATTACCAAGTTTACAATTGATGAAAGCAAAGTGGAAAATATTACAATTTTTAAAATTGAGTATCCTTCAATTGTATTAATTATCGGAATTTGATTGTAAAAAATGGAAAAATATATTACTAAGTATAAAGCAATAATCAAAAACGAAACGAAGCCATCAACCAATGAAAGCCCAACTTGTGTGTATATCGAGGGTTGACGATCTAGAAATTTGACAGTTAATCGCGTCACACAAATAGAAATATAATCAGGAATAAAATTTAAAACAACAACAATGGATATCAAGCTGATCACAAGTTCGTTGTATTCCGCAATATTCTTCATCCCATAAATTAGAATAAAGACAGAAATAAACGTAATTAGAGATACTAGTGATGATATTAGAAACGCGCGTGTAGATAATATTTCGTTTCCAAATATTGAATCAAATATGATGCCTGTCGATTTTGTGAAGTTCTCTAAGCTAAATTCCTCAACAAAAATCGCAAGCTTTAATTTTGATTCATCTGAAATAAATAAATTTGAAGCGAGAACAAGGAAGCTAGAATTTACAATTATTGAAACGAAAATCGCTCCAAAGAATTCATTAGGAGATTGAGAAATTAAAAAATCACCCAATTTAAGAAGAAAATCAGATATACTCGATATTTCAAATTGTGAAAAGTCCATTATCTTGATCTTGCTGCGATTAGAATGAAATCAACTATCGAAATAGCTATTTATTAATCGGAATTGATAGAAAATCACTATTTCGTTCGGCTATGTATTGAGTTCCATCAATCAATTCTCTCATAAAGATCATCGTATCATTGTCCATAACTTAGCAACCATATTTTTTCCAGGCGGCAAAACAATCTACGACACCAATTAAGATGTGTGCATATCGTGCCACTAACGGGGGACTAACGCGGTGCGAATCATTTTCAGGGACAATGACACCAGACGCAACGCTGTCGGCCCTGTGCGGCGCTCTATTCGATTTCGAGATAATCATCCAAAGTGGCGTTCACTTCAATCCAATCATCGGCGCTCATGCCGATATAGGGCCGCACCGGTATCGACACCTTGCGACCGCGTCCGGCCTTGCCGCCGAATTGATGGATCGCGCCATAGATTTTGTTCGTGCCGACCTTCAAGGTATCGCCGCCGACTTGTTTGGTGATCGATCCAATCAGGTGGCCGCGCATGCGCAGTATGGTCAGGGACGGGCTCTTGGATCGCGCCAGGCGGGCCTGGATGGTGCGCGGGCTATGCGCCGCCCATTTGGCACCTTCAGGAGATGTTTGCGACTTGAACCGATCCTTGGTTGAATTCAACAGGCTTTCGCCGATCGTACTCAGAACTGGCGACAGGTCCGACGTTTTGCGCAACAGCGCGCGCAACTTCTTTTGCGCTTCGTCGTCTTGGACGTCGATCCTGATTTCAACCCCGGTCATTTGAATTTCTCTGTGTTAGTGACTATATTCGGTACCATGACCGTCGAACTAATCATTTCAATGTTGTGTTTGATGTTTGCTGTTCTGCAAACAGAAGGTCTCTCTGTTGAAGCTCTGGTCGGGTCCCTTTTAAAAAAAAGCCCAAGAAATTAATTAACTCGTAAATGAACCTCCTCGCTGGGCTCATCTGTACTACCCACTGAGTAGACGCTAACAATTCACCAATCCTTGAGTTATCCGGCCAATTCGCTATACTTTTTGCGAGGGAAGTCAGGCCGGTGCGAGGCCTCCAAGGACTCCCTTCAACGTCTGCGTCGCACCAGCGGGCGTTATTTTTTGGCCCGGCGGAATAGCAGGTGGCCAACACGCCAGGCGTCGATATTGTTGTGGTTCGGCCGGCGCTTTTTCTTCGACCCACTCTCCGCGTTGAAAATCGTTCGACCGGTCCAGGTCTTTGCGTCCCATTCAAACACGATCATGCCGGCTAGATTCTTTGCCGCGCGCACATAACGCCGTTTTATCGACCAGACCGCGCCGGCCGAATTCCATTCCCACGCTGCCCAAATCTCATCCGGATCTTTCAACGCCTCTGCCAGCATGTCCAAGTGCGCAATGCGCGAAGACGTCAGTTTGGACGAACCGTCCGCCCGTTCAAAAAGCCGGCGCGATATCGTAATCGCCTGTCCGGCCGCATCCCGAAACAAACGCGGGTTGTCGCGATCGGCATCAAAGACTTTAAGGAACCGGTCAACGGCTTCGTCAGTCGGCGGTATCGGGTCGACCAGGGCTTGCGTCATCGGCTTGGCGATATCGCCGAGCGGCGGCAACGGATCGATCCTGGCAAACAATTGTTGGAATGGTTCGCGTCCCGTCGTTAGATTGCGCGGCACAAGGCCTTGTTCCCAAGTTGCGCCTGGCGCGTAATCCCACCCGAAGTCTATTCCGTCCGGAACCTTGACCAGGTCACCAGTCAATGGATCTTCAACGGCTTTGTGCAGGACGCCCGGTGATGGGTCCGGTTCATCCTTTCCGATCCGCGCCAGGTCGCGCGGCCCAAGCGTGCGGACGCCACACGAACATTGCCAACCGTTCGGCGGATAATGGGTATCCCAGAACGGGTCATCGTGGCGCAACACCATGCCATCCCAGCCCTTGTGGCGCGGTCGCGGTCGGATCGGTTCCCGCAGCTCGCCATGAACATATTGCCAATAGGGCCGCATCTTGGTCGCGGCCGGATCGCGCATTTGTTTCAGCCGGCCGGCCTGGTAGGACGTGCGAATGTTGGTGTCGAAGATGATGCGGGACCGCCAGCGTCGATCACCCTTGTACGTCCAGCCATTCGCCGCGACGATCTTGTCAAAGTCGTTGCGGAACGATTCCAGCGTGCCGCCGTTCGCTATCGCCTTGTCCAGATCATCGCGGAATTCGGCCAACATCTTGTCTGACGTGACACCGGCGATCACGAAAGCCCGATCATGACCGGCGCGGATGATATCGGCCGACGTGTTGGTCGGAAGGCTGATCTTCTGGCGCAAGAAATCCAATTGTTCTTGGAACGTCACGCCGCCCCATATCGGCTCGGCCGCATCAATCGCTTCGCCGATTTCATCCTGGACGTCGGAACGGCCGAGCAGTTCGGCAAGCGCCAGGGCATCTCCCAATGTCTCCGCGAACGATCCATAGCGACGATTGGCGGAAAGCGACAATAACGCTTGGTCAACCGCCGCCAGGTCATTACCTTCAAGCGCACGGGCAATGCCGTCAATCCATTGCGTGTAGGTTGGTGCAAGCGCGCGTTCGGTTGCGGTGACGAGAGACGCTGGCGTAAGCGGTTTGCCTTCGGCGAATTCCGAGGCGCCTTCGTCATCTGCCGGGTCGATCGGCGGGTTGGAAGGCTGCGAACCATCGTTGGAAGTCTCCCGTTTGACTTCCACAAGTTCCTCGTCGAACGCACGTTCGGCCCAGGTCTGTTTGTCCTTCGGCTCGAACCCTTCCTCTCTCAACCGCTTTAAACTGTCCAGGTCGGAGACGCGGCGCTTAGCGCGCTTTTCGGCAATGTCTTCTTCGGCGCTTTCATTGGCCGGACGTGGCCGGTAGACACGCGGCGGCCGCGCGCCGGGGTAATTGTAGACTGTCAGCCAG